AATATTGTTTCATCATTGACGTCATGATTAATATCTTTCTTATTTAAAGTGTTTATGGTTTTAAATATTGTTTTATTTTTTTATTTTCTTAACTATTAAGTAAAAGAGTCAGAATTTATATGAATATTCCAGGAAATAATCATTCAATCTTATCAGAAGAAGATATTATGCATTTGCATCAACGTTTTCATGAATCATCAAATTGTAATAGACCAATTTTTAACAAACAGTCTAAAAAATATATTCAAGTTATTACATTAGATCAATTAAAAGATATTACTATTGAGTTAGGTTATAATCCAACAACAGAAGAATTAAATGATATTGCAGGTGAAATGAACAATCAACCAGTTGATTTTATATATTTCCTTGTAATTATTGGAAGAGTGTACCGAGTAATTAAATCAAATAAATATAAAGATGAATTAAAATATGCTTTCGATTTATTGGATTTAAATCATAATGGTGTGATTGAGTTAAGTGAATTAATAACCAGTATGTCATTACATACTAAAATAACCAGAAATGAAATTAAAGAAATTTTTTATTTAATGGATAAAAATCACGATGATATGGTGACTAAAGAAGAATTTTTAGAATTTATAAATCTAAAATAATTATAATTTAAAATATAAATATTCTATATTAATAATAATTTTTGAATAATGCCTTCTAAAAAAGTACGAGCCAAATTAAAAAAACAAAATGCAGAACAAACAACACAACAAACAACACAACAAAATCAATCAAATAATCTTTCTTCATTTAAAGGAATGCAATCTATTGCAAATAAAATAAAACCAATGTACGATAAATTAGCATCAGTTAAAACATTAACTATGGAAAAATTCACTGAAATGGTCGAATTTCTCAACAATACTCAATTAACTCTCCCTGAATTAAAAGAAATTGAATCAAAAATGAATTATAAACCAAAAGACGACGCATATGTTGAGTCAAATTTATCATTACTAAAAAATATCCCACAAGATACCGTATCAGATTTACAAAATATTGGTAAATTATGGAGTGAATCTGATTCTAATCCAGAAGCTTATTTAAAATTAGAAGAATATCACATTAAAATTACCCCAATTTTTTTAAAAATCCATATGGAACTTGCAGGAAGATGGATTACATATATTAAAAAATATAAAGAATTTAGAAATATTGTAGTCGAAATCGCCGATTCAATAAATCCAGCCGCATCAGCCGCATCAGCCGCATCAGCCGCATCAGCCGCATCAGCCGAATAATAAAATATACAGATTAATAAAATATTTCATATTGAAATATTTTATAAACAATATGTCAAGTTTATTTTAAATATTTTTCTAATTCACCATAACCACCAATAAATTTATAATTTTTGTTAAATATTGCAGGAACATATGGATATTCATCATTTTCAATACCCTTTCGTTTTTTCTCTTTAGCATTCATTTCAGAAATTGCAACTCTTAATTTTTCTTCAAAATCTTTACGTAAATTTGCTTTCTTTTCAACATCATTAAACTTATAAAGTTGTTTCTTTTCATCACACAATTGTTTAGCTTTTATACAAAATGGACACGAATCTCTCCCGTATATATGTATTTTATCTTTTGAACGTTTTTTACTATTTGCACTAAATACACGTGATTGTTTTGACTGTGTATCTTCATCCAAAACTTGTTCATTTTCAATTGCTTCATTTAACATGTCAACTTCTGATGAGTCAAAGCTAAATTTACCATTATAGGTTGTCTTTGATTTATTTATTTTTTCAAATAAATTATTTATTTCTTTTGTTAATGCCATTTTTCCTTCTATTATTTGATACAATATTGCATCACCTGAAAATGTATCTCTGTTCCAAGGTACATTTGCACGTGTAACCATAATCATTTTATAAATATGAACTTTTCTTTGATATTTTGGTAAATGTTCATGTGATTTAAACCGGATAGCTCTACCAATAATTTGATTAACACCCGCTGGATTCCAAACTGGATCTAATATGATAACATTTTTTGTACCTTTTAGATCTAAACCTTCAGAACCAGCACTTGTGATTACCATTGCGTCAATTTCATTATTATTGAATTGATCAACTAAATTTTGACGAGCATCTTTTTTCAATTTACCAGAAAATATTCCATATGATGCTTTCATAGAGTCAAGAGTTTTTTTAATAGGTTGTACTCCGAAATCAAGCCAATTTGTATAAATTAAAGTTTTACCTTGTTTGATTACTTCTTTCATTTTTTGTAATTTTTTACTAAAATAATTGTCTTTTACCTTGTTTACAATACGTCGTTGCGCATTATAAAATGATTTTGGATTATTAAATATATATTCAAGATCAGAATCTTTTTCCATATAACGCATACACATTTTTTTGTAATTATCAGGCATAACAACTTCTTCATAATAATGTTTTGTTAATGGAAAGTTCGAATTCAAAACATCTGTGAAATAATCAACTCGTCCTTTCAACAATTTATATAATTTTTCAAAATTCTCTTTATTTGGTACAACTCCAACTGCAAATTCTGCCATTCCTTTATTAACTTCTTGTCTGGTTCCAACTAAATTTTTACCATATAATATATTAATTAACGCGAACATATCACCGATTGAATTTACTATAGGTGTTGCTGTCAATAATAATCTTTTTTCAGCATTTTTAGCACAATTCATAACTGCTTGATATCTTTTACTTTCTTCTTTATCTTTTGCACCACGTTTTCGAACAGCTTCTTTACGGTTTCGTAAATTATGGGCTTCATCAATTATTAACATATTTTTTTTACAATCAATAGGTTGTCCTTTTTTGTGTAGACTCATTACACGATCAAATGAATAAAATTCATATTTAGAATTAATATCTTGTTTTGATATACCATAATTCATTAATTCTTTTTCAAAATTTTTTAATAATGATGTTGGCCCTACAAATATTACTTTTCGTTTTTTATATTGAGACAAAAAACATTGTGACGCTGTTACTGCTGATAAAGTTTTACCTGTACCAGTACCGTGTACAAACATATAACCATCTTCTTTCATAAATTTTTTAACAGCATTTCTTTGATGTAATTTTAATTTCATATTACTTCTGTGAATACAATTTTTATTCGGATCAGCTAAAGGATAACTTGTTACTTTTGAACGTGATGATTTTTTACTAACCTTTGAACGTTTTTTTGTTTTTGGTACTCTTGAACTTTTTCTTGATTTTCTGGTATGACTCCTAACCCGACTCTTAGCACGGCTCTTGGTACGGCTCTTGGAACGACGCTTAACCCGACTCTTGACACGACTCTTGGCACGGCGCTTGGTTCGGCGCTTGGTACGGCGCTTGGTACGGCGCTTGGTTCGGCGCTTGGTACGGCGCTTGGTTCGGCTTTTAGCTCGGTGTTTTAGTTTACGTGATTTAATTTTTGTTTGTTTTTTCGAACGTTTTGTTGATTTTTTTGTAGCCATTTTTATTTAATCTAAATATTTTATAAAAATAATTTAAATTTATAATGAATAATTTTAATAAAATGTCTTTTAGTAAAATTTTTGATTCATATATTAATGATATTAATAATTCATTAAGTAAACTTGATGAAAGTTCTTCACCTCTTTACATATTATCTCTACATGCAAATTTATTAAGTAAAGCAATTAATTCATTTTTAGATAAATTAATATTAAATTCTTCTAAATTTACATATATTGATCAAAACAAATTAAATTTTATCCATGATTCTCTTAATCAAAACAATCGTTTTTGTAAAGATATTATAAGAGAAATAAATAAAATTGATCTTGCCAAACAACTTGATTCCGATTTAGAAAATAGAATTCATAATGCAAAAGAAGATATTCGTTTATTTTTAGAACAAAACTATCCACAAATGAATAACCAAGAAATAGAAATAGAAATAGAAAAAGAATTAAATCAAGATAAAATATTTAAAATACATAATAACAAAACAAGAATTCATGTGCAAAATTTAATAAATTCTATATACATAATTCGAACAACTCAAAATACATCTCATAATCAAAAATTTTTAGCAGATATCAAACAATTTAATGAAAATTTACAAGAAAAATGTATATCTCTCAACCAACAATTAACCGATAAACAAAATATTTTATTCAAACAAATAGACGACTGTTTTGAAGACTCAAAATTTCCGGATATTTATACTTAGAAATATCTAATTTTTACGACGTCTTGATCGTTTTTTAGATCGTTTCCTTGATCGTTTTTTGGATCGTTTCCGTGAATTAAAATTTTGTATGGTTTTTGATCTTTGTTTTGTAGATCCTGATGCTAAATATGTATCTAGAACATCTGATATACCGGTTCTACCAAAAACCAAATGTGCGTTTTTTCTAGCTTGTTTTGTTTTTTCCATTACATTTTCAAAAAAGGTTTCTAAATCTGGGTCACTAATCTGATATGGTACATATTCTGGGATCATGTATTTTTTTGAACCATATATTTCATCATATTGTTCAGGTATTAAACCATCAGCACCAGGATTACCACCACAACGTCTCATTAAAATTTTTAACATATCATTATTTGGTAAATATGATGCAATTAACATAGGAGATTCTCCCTTATAATAAATATTTGGATTAAGATTAGTGTGTAGACATATTAATCTAACATATTTGTAGTTTGGCATTCTGACAAGTTCATTAAAATGTTTTTGAGTAACTAATCCAAGTTTGCAAGCAATAATAAACCATTCTGTTGCAAGATCATATTTATTTTTAATTTCTTGCGCCTTTATAATTCTATCTTGATGTGATAATTCAATCCATTTTTGTATGGTTAAATTATTACGATCAAGTAAATTTAGTAAAAATTTCTCATTTTGTGTTAAATAACTCATAATTTGTGATTTTTATTATAACATAATATTTTTTGTAAATATTATGTTAATTATTTTTTAACACGTTTGATACGTTTAGTACGTTTAATACGTTTAGTACGTTTAGTACGTTTAATATGTTTAGTACGTTTAGTACGTTTAGTACGTTTAATACGTTTAGTATGTTTAGTATGTTTAGTACGTTTAGTATGTTTAGTATGTTTAGTACGTTTAGTATTTTTGGTACTTTTGGTACGTTTAGTACGTTTAGTACTTTTGGTACGTTTGCGCGTAGGTTTGCGTGTAGGTTTGCGCGTCGCTTTGTGTGCAGATTTGCGATTTTTTGAACGCTTTTTGTTTT